TATTATAACACAAAAACGCCCCGTGTAAACAGGGCGTTCTCGGAAACTAAATTAACTTTCGACCTTGCCAGGGTACGCCACCTTGAACAAGCGTTCCATTCGCTCGACAGCCTCCTTATGGCCGGGAGCGTCCCTGTTCATGTAGGCCTTCTGGAAGTCAGTGTCAGTTTGCAATTTGCCAATTTCAGCCTTGGCCGCTTCCGGTCCGGCAACAAAGCCCGACTGTGAGGAGCGTCCGCCGAAGGCCTGATCCTCACCCAGTTGCTTGCCGATATTTGCGAACAACTTGATCAGCATCGGATTGTCACCCTCACCAGATTCGTTCAGGTACTTGACGAGGTCTTCGCTGCCGAAGGTCTTGACCGCACGTTGTGCAAGTTGAACGTTAACGTCGAACTCATTGCCCTTCCACTCACCGCGCAGTTGCTCAAGGGCTTGTTCACGCTGAGCGCTGCGAGCCTCTTGCATAGACTTCATGTCGCCGCCGACCTTGGCCACATAGTCTTGATACAGACCGTCAGCTTGCTTTTGCGTCAGACCGTGCTTGTGGAAGATGTCTCGGGCCCACTTTTGAGTAGCCTCATCCTTCGGCGCACCTTCGACCGTGGTCTCGGAGAACTTGTATCCGTCTGCCGCGCCGGGTCGCCCGAGCTTATTGTAGAAGTCAGCCATCTCAGCCGGCGAAGCGTCGGCCTTCGGCAGAACAATCTTGTCGGCGCCGATCATCGACTGTGCGTGGACAAAGGATTTTGCGAGACCGCCGACGTCCTTAATGTCAGTGAGTGCCGGGTGCGCACGCAGGTCCTCAGGCAGAGAACCCCGCCAGTCTGCCGCTCCGCCAGTGCCGCCGGTCAGAGTTGAACCGCCAGAACCATCTTCATTGCCCTCGGGGGCGCGAAGAACATGCCGCTGAAATTTATTCATTTGTTGTTTGCTCCATCAATTGTTGAAGTTTGCCAAGGTCGTAGTTCAGCATCTTGAGAATACTCAATACGACACGGCGCTCGCCATCCCGCATAGCTGTAAGCTGCGGGTCACCAGGGGCGACGACTGGCTCGAACACGTGGCAGTTCTTTGCCAGATGCGCGAGCACAATCTCGCCCTGAGGTGTCTCAAACGTCGACCGATAGGCTTCGACCAACGCGTGTTTGTTACCGAAAATCTTCTGGAGGGCGTCACGCACCATTCTTGCCTCCGTTAACCACAGCCAGGCTTGCGGCGCCCTTACCGGCCTTATTAAACGAGTCTGCCGCCATGTTCAGCTGCTCCGCTTGGACCTGCTTGGCCTGCGCATCAGCACGTTGTTGGCGAAGGTCTGCGACCTGCTTGTCCGTGAGCAGGGTCTTATACGACACATCGTACACGTCAGCCATAAAGTCAACCACGCCGTCGCCGTCGATCTTGTCAAGGATTTCCGGCTTAACAGCCGCTACTTGCGCGAGGGTCTCCATCATGCGCTGGAAGGCCATGACCTGCGTCATGCGCTGAGCCTTAGCCACTGGCGACACATAGTCAACCTTCAGCTCAACACCTGCTAGCTGCTGTGGAATCTCTCCGAAATAGCCCTTGCGCAGAAGAATGCCGAAGACGCGATCGATCAATGGGTCGAGGAACTCGGACTGCTGGCGACTAACTGCTGGAGCCATGAGGCGCATCTTTTCCTCAGTGCGCTGCATAACCTCAGTGGCCGTCATCTGTGGGCCTTCCTGCAAGTTCATCCAGTCAACGAAGAAGCTACGAATGATATGTTGCCGGCGTGAGTCAATCAGGTCGAAGCCAATATCTACGCGACCACGAGTTTCCAGCGGCCGAATCAACTGCTCTGGGTTGAGTGTCGAATTGTAGTAGTTGATACCACCTGGCGACGTCTTGATCGGAAGTAGGAAGCCCTCATCTGGCATCATAAGCGGCGGATCAACAATTTTCTGTGCCGCCACGATAATGGCCTTTGCCATGGCGTTAACCATGCGAATATCGGGCATGGCTGTCATTGCCGGGCTACGCCCATAGCGTTCGCCTGTCAGTTTGCTCCAGCGCGGTACCATAAACGGGAAGTCATGGTAGCCAGACTCGGCCAGCACCAACTTCTCCTGTGGGTACAGGTACCACGATGCAAAGCGACGCGCCTTCGGAGAAGCTGAGCGCGGATCGAAGTCCTTGCGTGGAGCCACGAAGTGAACGAAGTCATGCTTCTTCAGCGGGTTCTTGCGCGCATCTTCCTGGAACTTTGCCGACGGAAAGTTCGGCCACAGTTGGAGAGCCTGCCGAGCCTCGAGCTTGAAGGTCCGACCGATCGTATCGACCCGGCCATAGGCGTCCTCGTCAATGACGCAATCTGCCAGGTGGTACGTACAGAAGCGCAGGGGCGCGTGCACATACTCTTCTTCCACGTACATGATGCCCGTACCGAAGGCTCCAAGGTCGAGATAAAGTTCGTGAGCTTGCGGATTGAAGTTCGTCTTCTGCGAATTGAAGATCCCGAACATAATGTCCGTGGAATTCTGCAACCAGCGTTGAACCTCATCGTCTTCACTGAGGGAGTCTTCCATCTCCACAGGAAGCGCCAGCCTAAACCAGCGCTGCGTGGGACTCGTGAGGTACGAATGCAGCCCTGACGCCAGTTGCTCTAGCGCCCACGGTGCCGTGGAGTCATAGATCTTGTTCTGGAGTTCCTGACCCGGCGTACGTTCGTCGTAGAACGCGCCACGACGCGGCAACACTAGATCTGCAGCATCTTGCCAGAGGCGGTTCCAGTTCTGCTTTTCCTGCTTGAGCTCCTCCACGCGTTGGCAGAGGTCCCTAGCAATCTGCTGTTGATCGTTCATTTAGCCTCCCAGGAGGGTCTTGGTAGCGGTGCTTGCCGTGGACGTATCCCCAGTCGAGCCGGTAAGTACCGTTGAAGAACGGCCTGCGCGCAAGCGGTTCTTGTCACGCGCGCTAGCAGCAGCTTCTGCCGCAGCCTTGTCCGAAGCTGCCTGGTTCAGGGCTTTAGCCTCATTGGCGGCCTGTTCCTGAGCGTCACGTGCTTTGGACGCCGACTTCTTCTGTTGCTGCACAGAGTATGCCGTTGATGCCGCCGTTGCAGCAGCTGCGATGAGCATAGCCGTTGATGTAGCGATAGCCATGTTACAATCCTTTCACAAAAATGCGCTCAACTTGTTCGTAGCCCATGCGTGTATACATCTCTGCGACGGTGTCGGGCATGGACCCCTCTAGTAGAGCCATTGTTATTGCAACAGCCCCAACATCCTTTGCCCAGCGCTCGGCGGACCGATACAGCTGGATAGCAACTCGCGTGTGGCGGTAATCCTCATCGACGTACCAGAACAGTTCCTGGGCCAGGAGCTTTGTCTGAACAGTTTGCGATGGCGCAACCACCACCCCGATACCGCCTACGATCTTGTCCCCGTCCTCAGCAACCATGAAGAAGACGTTCGGTGCGCCAATCAGCTGGTCGAGCCCTTGTGTGCAATCGGCATCGTCACCCAGCACCTTTTTCCAGCCAGACAGGTCGAAGAACTGCCGCCCATACTTCTGGACGAATGGCCAATCCTCAATTGTTGCCTGCCGATAATTCATACCTACCTCCGATTATGACATTATACCATGACTGTTCTGCCCGTATTCGGAATTTTAATATCCCAACGGGTCATAGTTACTCTCTGTCTGGCGCGGCAGCTTAACGGCGTATTGCCGCTTTTCCTTGAACGCAACGGCCAGGTACCTGAACGCATCGGCCCCATGTGATGTCCAATCGTGGTCAGGCGAGTCATTATAGCACCGCATCTTGTCGTTCCAGCTCTTCTTATACTGGCGAAGAGCCTCGATCCCACGGTCACACTTCGACTGATCGAACCAGCATTTACCCAGGATGTTTCGCACGGCTTCTATACCATCCTGCACGGAAAGCTTTGGTACTGTGGTGAACTTGACTCCAAGGGCTGCCGCGACATCCTTGCGGCTCTTGCCCACTGAGAAGTCGCGCACCTCAATATCATGCGGCGCGTAGTGCTTCCCGTACAGGTAGTTCTTCTCCGCAAGCACCTTCGCATAGTGGACCATCCCCTCGCCACTATTCTCATAGTAGTCGATGATCCGGATCTCCATCCCTGAGACTTGGTAGAACCAGATAGCCGTCGAGTCATGCGTGCCCAAGTCCCACGCTGTGTGGACCTCCAACCGTGGTTCGTATGGCACGGTGCAGATGCGCTCCTCCTTGAGGGCCTTCTCCATCTGCGTACCGTAGTATGAGCCTACGAGGGCGGCATCGAACGAGCAATAGAACTCCTGCTGCACCATCTCCTCAGGCATGCCGGCAAGGCGTTCCTCCTCGATGACGTCGACGCCGATTGCCTGCGTGTCCTCAATGGTAAGGGTTTGCGCAAACCAGCGCGGGTTCCTCTTGGCCATGCCGATGATCTCGTGGCCGTGGTTGCGCCCCCGCGGTGTGTAGATGAAGAGGGCCCAACCGCCGTTCTCCGCCAGAATCGGGCGAATGTAGTCCCACGCTCTGGGGTCCTGCAGCGAGTACTCCGAGAACACGCAGCCGACGGGGTTTGCACCCACCAGGCGGTCGACGTTGTCCGTGCCGACGACCTGCCAGATCGAGCCGTTCTCCAGCTCCAGCTTCATCTCCGTGTTGTTCTCCGACCTGATAGCCTCACGTGGCCACGCATCACGAAACGCCTTACCCTCCTTCGTCCGACCGTCCCACACGATCTTCCGACCCTGGTTATATGTAGGCAGCAAGTGCCAGTATAGGCCTGGTCTGGTAAACGCGGAGACAACCGTCCAATTCAGGGCTGTAGCATCCTTGCCAGCACGTCTGTGCCACACAGCGACTGCCCGCTTGCCACCCTTCTCGAGATACGACCAGAGCGGAATCTGATACGTCCGCGGCATCCAATTGACTGGTACTTGTATGTTAGACATTCGTCGTTACCTCACAGGTCAATTATGCCGTCGTCATCTGTTTTCAGCTTCTCCACGTCGGCGCGCATGGCTTCAAGGGTTACGTTGTCTAGCTCCGTAACGTCCTTCATCAGCTTGCGGGCCGCCTGATTGTCGAGCATCAACCGACTGCCCTGGAGCTTGTCTAGTTGCTCCGCCATAATCGCAGCCTGGTCCGGCATGACATCGGAGAAGCGCACGACGCTAAACGTCACGGCGGCCTTAATCTCCTTGTTGACGTCGAGGGACCGTTTCTTCGGATGCACGTACTGAGCCAGCTCCTTGGCGGCTGCGAGCTGTTGATCAGCGTCCTCGGCCAACTCGCCGCTAGCAAACTTCGCCATAATGCGAATCGGGTCAACACCCTCATCTTCCAGCGTATCCAGAATCGGCTTGTTAACTAGCGGGTTACCCTGGCCGTTGTCGTAGTGCTTGGTCATGGTAGGGTCCTCAAATGATTAGACTTCGGTTAATGGTTGCCTCCACTTCCTCGGCTGGGAACTTCTCCAGCGTACGGAGGTGCTGCAACAGCTTATCTAGCTGCTGAAAGCGCGCGACAAACGGATCTAGGCCGCAATACACCCGCAAAGGGACTGCGAAGGCCTCAACCAGGTTTCCAACCTCCTTGGCGCTCGCCGAGCCGTTCATGTACTGTCGCGGAATGTTCAGTTTATATCGCCTTACGGGGGCGGGCGCACGCGTGGGGGCGCGATAGTAATTTGAACTGCAAGCCTTGCATGCGCCGCAGTACGTGATGACGTAGTGTCCCGCTACGCGCTTCGTGGATTTGTCGAACGCGGACAAGGGCTTCAGGGTCCCACATCGTACGCAGCGCCGATCAGACATGGGCCAGCTCCCGCGCTGTGCGCTTATTGGCATTGCGAACACGGTAATATTCCCGTGTGCACTCCTTGCAGTACGGGTTAGTCAGGTATGCGTAGAACTCCTCGTGAGGCTTGGTCTCCTTACAACGAGGGCATTTACGTTCGTCGCCGTCCTTCTTCAGTGTTACTGTCATCGATACACCAGTCATTTCCTGACTCCAGTTTTACGTCGCTGAAAGTGCTTCTTCACAGCGTTCAGTTTCTTACGGCTACACTCCTTGCAGAAGTAACCAAGGCCAGAGGCCCATGTAAAGTTGGCCTCAGATTTCGCTTCATGGCAGCTGGTGCAGACTCGTGTACCCTTGCCACCGACTGTTTGTGGGCCGTCCTGTACAGCTTGGTGCGCGACCCAGCGTTTGAATTCTCCAGCATCCATGCTAACACCTCACGAATAGATAATGTATTATACACCGCTGGTTGCCGGTTGTATACGGAAATTGATCCATTGAGCAAGTCGTTTGCATACATATAGGCAAACCAAGGGAACAAGGTTGACTCATTCAGCATACGCGAGGTCTAGCCCTTGTAACTCAGGCGATTTCTCGGCATACTTGTGCCAGTTTGTATTAGCAGCTCTAATTATGGTTATAAGCAATATGACTCAATAATTGCCCCAATATATCCTAAGTTATTGACTCAATTATCTTTTTGTTGTCGATATTGGGTGTATTGT